CGTTTTCCTGGTTGGTTTGCTACAAAAAGAGATGCGATCGCAGCGTCAAAAATAGCAAGGAGAATATTCCCTTATCCATTCAAAAATAACGAACACCTGATGCCAACAGAAGCGCAGTGGTTTGAATCCCTAGAAGACAATCAAATCAATTTTTATAGATAGGAGAAATCAATTGAGAGGGTTTAAACTCCCTCTCCTAAACTTCACCAATAGGACTAAAAACAATGCAAAAATCTACTTTTAAGATTGCCACAAAATTTTCGGATGCTACTCGCACCGAACCCAGAAAACCTATCGAATACACAGAAGTAAGTGGGTACGTCATCGGGAATTGGGGAATTACTAATCATGGGGCCGGGGATGGTTGGGTCGTCTACCATATTGTTAAGGGTTTGCGATTGTCCTATCTATGTTTTGAGTGGGATAACGCCGTCGTTGTTTTGCAGATGACCGTTAAATTATTTGGGGAAAACAACGACGGCGAACCGACCTCCGATAATTATAAAAAATCCTGTGATTGGGAGCGCGAAGCGCGCCCAATAGCGTCCCGTGATTGTCTTTATTTTGATGATGATTGCGATAGTGACGATGATTAATTGATTTGATTGTCAAGAATAACCAATAATCCCTAGGGGTCAAGCTAACCTCTAGGGATTAGTTTTATTTTACGCTTGTAGCGATCGCATTCCCTACACTTCCCAGTAAGATAGCTCCACTAATTACGGGAGAGATTAACCATTTGCTGAATAACATTTTCTAACCTCGGCTCCACTTGTTTCTTAATTGATTCCCCCACTTTTTGATCGCCGTTTACGGTAATTGGGATATTTATTGTTGGAGAGATTGTCGTCTGCCCTTTCTCTGTGGCTTGTTGCAACGCCCGCAAGAAGTCTGGGGGAATACTAGGGGATAAAACGGGAGACAGGGCAGAGGGAAGTTTGAGAGGATCTGTTAATTGAGGAGAAGGTACTGATCCCCCTCCAAGTCCGCCAGTGAGTTTGTAGATTTCAGAAGATGCGCTACCTGTTGCACCAGAGAACTCCCCATCCCCTCTTATGCTCCGCATTGTTCCCTCTGCGGACATCCCTCCTGGCAATCTTCTGCTCCCTTTTAATCCACTTTCTCTGAGGGCTTGCTCTCCCGTCGCTGCGGCTCGACCCGTTAGATCGCTTACACTGCCCACTCCAAAACCATCAAGCACGCTGGCAGTAATATCTGCAAAACGCTGCCGTTTTAATGATCTGTTACTGGTGTTGTTGGCCAAGTCTACCTGTGCCGAGCGAATAGCCCCTTGACTACGGAATTCCAACGCTTCTCTCTGGAGTTTGAAAACTTTTGACTGGTTAATGTCTTGTCTCCGTAATAAATCCAAGTTTTGCTCTTGGTAGCCGACGTTCTCTCTTGCTATATCTGCCGCTGTTTGCAGGTCGTCTAACTCTTCTGGAGTTGTTCTAGGATCTTTCTTGGCTGATTTAAGAGCATTATCAGCTTTTCTTTTTTCAACTTTCGCATCATTCAACGCCCTTCTAGCAGCTAGTTTGTCCCGTTCTATTTCAATACCTTTCATTAATTGTTGGGATATCAGGCTTTGTTTATCAAATTCAGCTTGCTGGATTGCTGATTTTAATTTAATAGCCGAGATTAATTCAGCGAGTTGTTTTTTCTTCCGTTCAGAGCGTTCTCCTTGGACTAAAGCATCTAATTCCCCTGAGTAAAAGCTACTAGCCGCGTCAAACACCCCTTTTTGTGCGTCCTGTAATTCCGAACGCATTTGAAGGGCTTTATTGAGAATATCGAATTTCCGACTCTGATTATCTAGTTCGTTATTCTGGCGTTTAATAGTGTTCTCATAGGCCTGTGCTTCCTTGTTTAATCCTGCTTCGTATTTCCTTACGTTTGCATCAATCAACTGCCCCTGAGCCTCAACCAACTGCAACTGGAGCTTGATTTTCTCGCCAGCATCCGTCTCTAAACTAATTTTGGTTTGTAATGTTCTAATGGCTTGCTGTGCTATTGTTAGATCATATTCTTCCCCGAAAATCTTCCCTTGGTTTAGTAGGGTTTTTAAAGCAATTATTTCCTTAGTATTCTTAATCTCGGTTTCGGCAATCTCCAATGCTGCCCAGGCTTCTCGTTCTTCCCTGGTAGCTTCCTCTAGGGACAGTCTTAATTTGGCTTGTTTATTGACATCTTTTTCTCGGCTAAGCTGAAATTCCAACTCCTGAACTTTATCGGTAGCACTTGAAGCCCCTTCTAGCTCCCTGAGTGCGTTACCACTACTAATCTGCTTTTCTATGCTTAATAATTGAGCATCATTCTCTTTGGCGATGTTCCCTAAAACGGTTTGAGTGTGGGCATCCCAGGCTTCCTTCTCGGTTTTCAACATCCCCAGGGATTGTTGGAGTTGTTCTTGTCTTAGCTTTCTGATTTCAGTTTGTCTATTAGCCTCTAGTCGTGGGTCTGAGAGTGCGGGTTGAGCTTTTATTGCCTCTAGTTTTTTAAATGTGTTATTGTATTCAGACTCAAGAGTTTTGAGGTTGTTTTTAATATTTTCCTCGTCAATTAAGTTCCGATCACCTCCAAATTCATTAAACGACTTCTGAACTTCATTTTGTCTAATTAGTTCAGCTTCTTTAACTAAATCAACAGTTTTTTTAAGTTGTTTTTCTAGTGTAGAAAGTTCTTGGTCGTAGCCATCCTTGATTGTTTTTTGACGCTGAACCTGGAGTTTTCCGATTTCGGCGTTGACAGCTTCTCGACCTTCTTTGTCAGTATCCGCTAACTTCTTTAATTTGTTCTGTTGTTGCCTGATTTGTTCATCTAACCCCTTGATTTGTAATTGTGATTTTTGGCTATTGTAGTTTTCCTCCGTGGATAGTCCTTGAGCAAGATATCCCTCGATGATTGACTGTTGCTCCTGAAAGTTTTTAACCAGTTCCTCGTTTCGTTTAGATCGTTCCTCTGCAATGGCTTTAGTGATATCCGATTCTATTTTCTTAATTTCTTCCCCTGCTTTTCGGACTGCTTCAAGATTTCCAAAGGATTGTTGTTCAGACTGAATCCGTTGTTGTGCTGCCTTGCGTTCCTCTAATTCCTTAATTGTTAGTTCGGTGGTTAATCTCTCTGATTCTCTAATTCCTATCTCCCCATTCTTTTGTTGAGACTCTATTTCGGCTTTTTGTTTTGCGATAGTATCGGATCGCTTTTTGCTTTCCTGCTCAATGACTTTAGTAATTGTTTCCTGTGCTTTGCGTTGAACCTCTTGATCTAACCTTGTATCATGGGCTAATTGACGGAGTTTGCTAGTAACATCCCTATCAATCGTTTGCCCCATTTCTAATAGAGCCATGTTAAACTCAATAACCTCGGACGCTTTTTTCTTGAATACCTCCTGATCTCCAGATGGTTTTAGAATTGCATCCATAGCTTCATTTGCTTTTTTCTTTAACTGTTCTAACGCTGTTCCTAATACCGTTAAATCTTTTGGGGCAATAACCACGTTAGAGGAGGCTTGGGCTAATGCCGTTTTTAACTTTTCTAACTCGCCTATTTGAGATTGAATATTAGACTTGTTAGCATCCCCTTTGACCGTTCTTTCTTGTTCTTTTAGTGCAGCTATCTGATCCTCGATAAGTCCAATTCTTAGCCGTGCCTGTGTTTGCAATTGCCGATTTTTCCTGTATTCTCCATCCGTTAATCTAATACCTAATTTATCAGCTTCTTGTTGCTTTTTCTGAGCCACAGACAGTTTCTCAAGGGATTCAATAGCCAAATCCCCGTATTCCTCTGTTCGGGTTGCTAGTTCGGTTGTTGCCTTCGTAGAATCGTTTAAGGATTGACTATAAAGAACGAGTCCAACCCCTCCCAAAACCGCAGCCACAGCCAATAAAGGTGCTAATAGTGCTGCGGTTGATAGTACCAATCCTTTTATTGCAACACCTAATCCTCCGACCGTCAAAGTCCCCGCAGCCGCAGCCGATGACAATCCCAACAATGAACTCGCGGCACTCCCAGCACTTGCAGCCATCCCAGCCAAACCAAGGGAACTTAATACCCCCGACAAAACAAAAAATGCCGTGGTGGCACTACTTACAACACCAGCCAATTGAATTTTAATGAAGGACAATATCGCAGGGATTAATTGGGCGCGGAAGGCGATCGCTAAACCAGTAACAACAACTGTTGAGGTAATTAAAGCGGACTGCCACGATCCAACCAGGATGTTGATAACCTCACCCAAACCCCCGGCAACCCCTCCGAGAACCTCCATCAAGGCTTTATTCTGAAGAATAAATGTGTCAATTGCCTTAAACGCAGCAAAGGCGACAACCGCAACCCCGACACTCTTAAGGACATTCCCTAGTGCGGCGGTTGCAGCCGTGATTAGGGTCACAGATCCGGGTATCAGTTGGAGATTGGCGAATAATCGCGCCACTCCTGTTGCACTAAAAACAGAAGCCCCCCCTAAACTTGTGAATGCTGTTGCCAATGCCCCCGCGTTCCCTGCTAACAACAGCAGTAGTTGCCCCACGCCCGGAAGGAGAATATTCCCCAAAACCCCGAAAGCGGAGGTAAGTAACTTGACCCCAAAAACGAGAGATTTAACCTGTAGAGCAACTACTAAAAACCCACCAGCTAGAGGTGCTATAGCCCCTGACAAAGCCGAGAATAGATTCAGTGCTGGACGCAATACCGCCATTGTGAATCCCAGCCCTTGATTCAGTGCCTCCAATGCGTTCGCCAGAGAGGTAAACAAGAATAGGGGGACATCTTTAAAAACCGTCACTACATCCCCCAAGACGGTTTTAAAAATAGATTGAAAAGCTAGACCCGCGCGAAGGATCTGATCTGTAACCTTCCCTGATTCACCCACCAACATCTCAAGGTTCGTTTGTAAAAACTTATAGACTTCGTTTAGGGATTGAGTCAAAGGTGCTAATAGTTTTTCCCCCGATCTTTGTCCTATTAATTCAAACATCTCTTGAATGTTTGACGTTACCCCAGAAAAACTCTGTGCGGCTAATTTATTTCCAGCCCTAAACGCAGACAATCGTGTGGTTAATTCCTGAACTAAAGTCCCTTGAGCCTTCCACTTGGCAACCATCGTGTTAGTTATTCCTAACGATTTAGCCAAGATAGAATTCATGTCAATTGTTCCTAGGAAAATTGATTGAATCTCTTGTCTACTTTGATATAAAGGAACCTGTAATGTCCCCAAAGCGGCTGCAAAGTCAATGGTTAGACTCCGGGCATCGCTTAGGGTAGCCCCGATAGGTGTAGCTCCTTGTGCGACCTGTTGAAATATTGGGATTAATTGCTTTGACGTGACCCCAACTAGATCAATAGAATCAATCCTTAACTGTCTAATCTGATCATTTATAGGTTGATTGAGAGCTAAGATAGCCTGGGTGGGATCTTTAATCTCAAACCCATTACTAATAATTTTTGAAGTTGCTGCCATCGTTGATGCGACCGATAGCAACTGCCCTTGTAGTTCGACAGTTTGTCCAATCAACAAATTAAACGGGCCGTTGGAAACCAACCCTCGAAGCGTTGACATCCCCTGCCCAAAGAATCCAATAACTGAGGTCGTCTGAACAATTGAGCTTGTCACTCCCCCAAAAGATTCACGGAATAAATCAAAAACCTGCAAAGGCTGACGTAGACCGAGGAGGCTTTCCCCTAGATCCCTGATTACATCGACAGCCTGGCTGGCGTTTGCTGTAATCGTAATGGTAGTCCCGCCAAATCCTGCCACCATCTAAAAATCCCCCTTTTCCTTGCTATGATTAAGAGGCAGTTTTAATTAAATACTACGCATTGGTTTAATTGCATTGGTTTAATTGCATTGGTTTAATTGAATTGTAACAATAAAACCCCAAGAATACCTGGGGCTTTATTGTTCTCCCTACTTGTTAGGGAAATTAATTGATTGGAAACGAAGACATCTCAGCGTTTAATTGCTCTATCTGCTGTTTGATTTCCCGAAACCGTGATTCATTCAAGGACGAGGCGTTATGGACATTCCCCTTAACAGACACTTGAATCCCCCCTAAAAGTAAAGCAATCTTCTGATCTCCAAATTGCTTCCCAATCTGGTCTGCGGCTTGTTTCAATAGGGCAATCTTTTCTAGGATTTCAGTGGAGGATCTTTCTTCTGAAGGGAGAGCTTCAACTGCGGCAATCCGTTTGTCAATAACCGCTACTACTAATTTTGCCACAAAATCGACAATTTGATAGGTGTCAATCAATGGGTAAATATATCCCTCTGAGGAGTAGAAGAAATGTTCGGGGATTGAGGGACAGACAGCTTTTAAGGTGTTGCTAATTTTATTAAGCGACTCCGCGCTAGTGAATCCATCTTTTGTGCCTTCTATAGCCCAATTCAGCATAAAATCCACCGGTTTTTCCAGGGGATACTCAACACCGTCCAATACAATAGAAGCCATACATTTTAATCCTATAATTTCTTAACTATTCTATCAAAAAATTAGTATTATTGGAAAATTCAAACAATTCACCAGAGAGGATGTGAAATTAGTGGGCTGTTTATTCTGATTGACCTATTAATTTCAGTTCCCTTGCCTAACTACAGAATAGATAAAATCAAACATCTCTGGATCGTTCTTAGCTAGGTAAATGGGGTTTCTGTGCATTAATTCTAATCCCATAGACAAAACCTCTGTACTTGTCGCATTACTCCCGTACACTTTCCCCATGTAAGGATGTATCCATTTATCAACCTTAGTAACTTCGTAATCTTCGTAATTAAGTTGTGGATGTGCATCTTTTAATTTTACTATCTCCTCTCCGGCAGTTCTTCTATTATAAAAATTAAGCACCTCTTTGTGTATTAAAGGGGAACGATCCTCTATCCAATGCCCAGCTTCATGTATTAATGTTGCTTTCTCCGTGGTTCCCATGTCGATAGTCCCCGTTTGCCAGCAACAGCTTCTTTGTCCTTGTTTTATTTCACGAATAGACAATGTACTGGTTAACCCTGGAATTTCAATCATTCGAGAAAGTTCTTCTATCCCATCCTGATATTCTTTTTTTCTCTTTTTATCTAAAACTGTATTGTTAGTATTGATTTTTGTGGGATTATCCACATAGATTAATTTTCTGGCTTCTTGAAGAATTGCCTTAATTCTTTCGTTCGTCTTGGCTCCAGTGTAGTATTCAATGTTTTCATTTGTTAAAAATTGAGCTATAACCTTTTTAGGTAAAAATCGGGGTACGGGAGGGGAATTGTTTAAGTCTTCCTGTAATTTTAATAACTGCGCTCTTTTCCCTTGTGCTTCGATCATCAATGCGTCTCGTCTTCCCTTCCGTTGTTCCAATAAAATATCTAATTCTGCATCTTTAGCCTCTTTCTCCTTTCTTTCTTTCTCCCATTTCGCTCTAATCTGATCTGCTTTTATTCTAAGCTGTTCTGATGTTATTCTGAACTTCTCATCTACCTCATTAGCTTTTTTGAGACGTTCTTGTTCCTCTAGCGTTACCTGTTTTTGTTTCTCTAGCTGTTTTTGTTTCTCTAGCTCTTTTTGACGATCATTGTATGGTTTAAGTAGTCGAGAGACTTCTCGGACTTTTTCTACAAGAAGAGCCTCTTCTTCTCTTTGTGTACTTGGATTTATTTCTAATAATTTGTCTGTATAATATCTTCTTAACTTAAATAGCTTGTCAATCCGTTCTTCCGAAAAACTATCGTCAGCATTGGCTCTGCAACTTTTCTTGATATTGATACAAATACTTCCACAATTATAGGAAGTTGGCTTTACACACTGGGCTTTCTCCCTTTTCGCTCCCCCTGCATCAATTCGGTAAGAATAACCTGCTGAGAAGTCTTCCCAATTCTTTAAATCAACACCCCGACTATCAATTCTAGGGGTGAATGGCTTATAAGTAACAGACCGCTTGTTAATCTCAAAGGAAAACACACGAGATCTGGTTAAGTCCTTAAACCGCCCTGTTATCTTTTCATTTTCCAGGGTTCCAGGATCGAAATCTAGCACAATGACCGGAGCATTATAGGCAAAAGGCATTGACAAGATTTGACCTATTGCCAATCTCATTTGAGCTTCGGAAGGTGCCATGTTAGGGGCAAAAGATTGAACCATGATTTTACTTAATAAACAATTTCAGACTCATCAACCACTTTCCCGTTAATTACCAAAGGAGGAGGAGCAATAGGTTGATCCATCACTGTCCCGTCAAAAGTCTTCGCCAGTTCTGTTGCAATCAACCAATCGGGGTCGGGAGTTGCGGGGGAATTAAGCCAGAAGAAAGGCGAGTCAGGGTCTATGGCTGCCAATTTCTCCATTGCTAAAACATTGTTCAGGATTGAGGCATAATGGGGCGTTGAGGATGTCCAAACCCCATTCTCAATAACTGCCACTACACCGTTGATTTTGACGCGATAAGCCATGTTAACCTCTTCTAACTACCGAATAAATAAAATCAAACATATCGGGGTCTTGTTTAGCGAGTGCGACTGGATTCCTATACATTAATTCTAAACCCATTGAGAGAATTTCCGTTGACTCGTCAGGATAAACTTTTCCCATATAAGGACGCATCCATTTATCAACCTTTGTTATTTCAGTATCTCTATACGATTTGATTCCGGTTGCGTCTCGCATTTTGACCACTTTTTCTCCCTTTGTCCTGCGATTGTAAAATTCTACAACTTCTTTCTTTATTTCTGGGACGGAGTATTCTATCCAGTGACTTAATTCGTGAATAACTGTACCAGGGTCATCATTCCCCATTGACACGGTTTTATCTGCATTATTATAATAACTTCTCTTATCTCCCTCTGGCAAGCCTTTGACATTAACCTTACTCGTTAAACCAGGAATTGACACCATTAAAGACAGTGATTGAATCCCCTCATCCCATCGGGATTTATTCTTTTTATCTTTTACTTCAATGTTAAGATTTGTAGGTAAGTCGACTTGAACTAATTTCCTGACTTCACTTGAAAACCTTTTGAAGTCTTCTGATGCAGCCTCTAATTCTCTTAATTTACCTTCACTTAAAATATCAGCCAATGGCGGATTCGTTTTTAATAGTTTATCAATTTCTTTCTTTGTTCTTTTTATTAATTTAGCTAAGTATTTCTCTGGCTTTCCATCGTCAATAGCCTTTATAATAGCACTACCTTTGTGTTTAGAAGGATCTAAATTAGATATAAAATCCTCTGACATTTTATCTAATCGTCCCCTAACTTCTTTCGCTTCTTCTAATAACCTAACTTTTCTTTGTTCTGGGGTTTCTGGTTTATTTATTGGTTTCTCTTTAGCAAGCAAGGGAATGTCGGGGGTGAAATCATTGATTGACTTTAAGTTGTCGACACCAGGAGGAATAATAGGATTGGATTTAATAGCCTTTTCTTTTGCAGACCTTCTACTAACGGCGGTAACGTAATCAATTCCTATCGCTTTTAGCTTCTCAAGCCTATCCTTTGACCTAGAATCATTCGGAACTATCCTGCAATTTTTCTTAACATTAATGCAAGATAGACCACAATTATAGGAAGTAGTCTTTACACATTGAGCTTTCTTTTCCCTCTTGTCTTCTCTATATTTAATCATTTTCTCCTCACAACACTATAAATAAAATCAAACATTTCAGGATCATTCTTGGCTAGATATACCGGATTCCTATACATTAATTCCATCCCCATTGATAATATTTCAGAAGCATTTTTATATTCTTTGCCCATATAAGGATTTAACCATTTATCAACTTTTGTAACCTCATCATCTCTATAGTTCTTGTTTCCTGTAACTTCGCTCATCTTAACGGTTTTTTCCCCTGCCGTTCGCTTTTCGTAAAAAGATTCAACTTCTTCTCTAATCCCTGGCACTTTCTCCTCTAGCCAATGACTCATCTCGTGAACTACAACAGCAGGGTCAGGATTCCCCATATAAACATTATTTGTTTTCGGTTTGTAATAGCTTCTCCCTTTTCTTTCTGGCGGAGCATTAACTATATTAACTGGAGCATCCAGCCCTGGAATTGAGATCATTTTTTGGAATACCTCAACACCTTTTTGATGGGATCTAGGATTTCCGGTTTTGACGGATGAATTCAACTTAGTTGGACTATCCACTTCTACCAATTTTCTAGCCTTCTCTAAAAAAGCCTGAGCTTCTTTGTTCGAGGTATTAAACACTCTCTCCGCCCTTGCTGATAGCCTCTCAGCCTCTTGTGGGTCTTCTTGCGACAAACCCTTGATTTTCTTACTGTAAAGAAGTTTATTCTTTTTAAGTTGCCGAACGGGGTTCTCCGATTCAAGTAACGAGGCAGTCCCTTTCTTCGTAACAGATGTTTCGCTAACGCCCTCGTATAATTTCAGCAGTTCCTCTCGCTTGCTTGCAGCCTCCGCTTTTAGTCGTGCTTTCCTGCGAGCTTGATTGATAATCTTCCTGTCCACTGCCAACTCGGACGCTTCTGTTTTTCTGGCTTTTTCTACCACGCCAACCAATTTATCGGCCGCGGCTTTTTGCCTTAAAGACCTTGCTGACTTCGATTTTGATTGAGCATAGAATTGAGAGATTTGTTTTAACCTCTGAAGACGCGATCGCCCAAAAGATTCAGAAGGGACTTGCCGGCAATTTTTAGAGACGTTAATACAGGCGTTGCCACAGTTATAGGATGTTGGCTTTTCGCATTTGGGCTTCTTCATTTCAGAACATCACAACCGATCTAATTGGTTTATTTTATATTGATCTTTCTTTGAGGTACTCCAGAGGTTTTATCTTTAGACTTGCCTTCTGCGTTTAACTTGCTTTTCAATGTTTTGAGTTTGCGGGACGGGGCAGCAGATATCCCGTATTCAAGTTCAAGATTATCAATTTCATCCATATCTATTAGGATTTCATCGTCTGTTTGAGGTTTGTTATTCATGTTTTTATCCTTAAATAGTGCCTATATTTTATCTTATTATATTTTATCCTAGATTGGTTTTTTTCTCGTATTCCTTGACAAATGCCTTGGCTGATTTTTCTGACAGATGAAAATATTCAAGTTCATATCCATATTTAGCACCTTTTTCAATTCGTTTTTTAAACCCAACTGACTCATAAAACGGCACAGCACTTTCTAATGACTCTAGTTTTATTTTCCCTTTAAATCCTCTTTTTACACTCTCTTGAATAGCATGATATATGATTTGTTTCCCCACTCCTTTTGTATTGGTTATTATATTTGATGGATTAGTACCTAAAAATTCTATATACATAGATTCTTTAGATTTGTCATTTCCCGTAGTAAAGAAGCCTTGAGTTTTTCCAGATTCGTCCTTTAAAAAAAACGCATCTTGTAATCCTGCCTCGACTTCTGTTGCCCAAGCTAGACCCTCCGCCACACCATTTGAGTCATCAACTAAATCTTTTTTTGCCTCCAGAACATCTCGCTCAATCACCTCATTGCCATACTTTATAAGTTTACCATACGGGGACTGCTTTAATGCTTCCCCCGTACTATCAACGTACTTACTGGATTTATTAATCCATTCTTTTGCCGTTTTCTTTATCTCTTTTACGGATGCAATAGAAGGCGTTAATTTACCAACTTTTCGCACTGGGGATTGTTGCTGTTTCTGTTTTTCTAGCTGTTTTTCTAGCTGTTTTTGTTTTTCTAGCTGTTTTTGTTTTTCTAGCTCTTTTTGTCTTTCTAGCTCTTTTTGTCTTTCTAGCTCCTTTTGTTTCTCTGGCTCTCTTTGTTTTTCTCTTACACCCCTGAGTGCAAGAGTAGTCACCTTATATTTTTTGAGAAGTTTAGCCTCCCTCTCCCTCTCTTTGTCAGGATTTAAACTATTTAATTGATCTAAATACAGTTTTTTTAACTTGAGTAACTTATCAATCCGTTCCTCCGAAAGTTCATCGTCAGCATTAGCACTGCAATTTTTATTGATATTGATACAGATACTTCCACAATTGTAGGATGTAGGCTTTACACACTGGGCTTTCTTCCTTTTTACTCCCCCTGTATCAAAACGATAGGAATAACCTGCCGAGAAGTCTTCCCATGCCTCAACATTCAAACCCGTGCTGTCAATTCGTGCCACGAAGGGTCGAGCCACGAAGGGTCGAGCCACGAAGGGTTTATAAACAACCGACTTCCTGTTTATCTCAAAACTAAACACACGAGATCTAATGGCATCCTTAAACCGCCCTGTTATCTTCTCGCCGTTACTATCCCCTAAATCAAAATCAAGTACCACCACAGGCGAATTATAGGCAAATGGGAGCGATAACGTTTGAGCGATCGCGAGTTTCATTTGAGCCTCGGAAACCATAGTATTTGGATTAATTTTCACTTCCATAGGAGGTTTGTTATTCATGTTCTTATCCTTAAATAGTGCCTATATTTTATCTTGTTTTAGTTTTTTCTCGTATTCCTTGACAAAGGCTTTAGCTGATTCTTCTGACAAATCGAAGTCCTCGGTGTATCCATCAACGCCTATTTTTGTTGTAAACCCAACTGACTCATAAAAAGGTTCTGCGGAGGATAACGCCTCTAGCTTTCTTTTCCCTCTTGTCTTCTCTATATTTAATCATTTTCTCCTCACAACACTATAAATAAAGTCAAACATTTCAGGATCATTCTTAGCTAAATATACAGGCGTTGCCACAGTTATAGGATGTTGGCTTTACGCATTGGGTTTCTTCATTCTTCACACCTCCTCTACTTCTACAAATATATAACCCTTCTCTCTTATTATTTTTTTTACTTTATGTCTAGTATCTTGCGAGACAATAACTTCTTTCTCACTTTTTACCGTGTTAGGGGTAGCGATATTGTCGATAGATGCTCCTGTCTTATTGACTGATCTAATAATAACAGGAAACTTTTTGATTTTTATTTTATTACCAAATCCCGTGCCACTGTTTTTAGCGTAACTAATAGCAGTGTCTGGATCAGAAGTCCATGAAGCATGAGCAGATTGATTGTCTAAAACATGACCATCTTCTTTTATCCATTTCATTGCCTCATCTTCAGAAGGAAAATTCAATCCTCTGTATATTTCACCTTTATACGGGGTTGAATTTTTAATGTAGCTAGTGATATCCTCTGCTTGCTGATTAAATTTACCATTTTGTTGATCACTCCTAACATCATTAGAGCTAAAAACCCAGTCTTTGATAGATTTAACAACATCTTTAGCTTCCTGTAATGTGATCTCTTTCCCTGCTTTTTTCATTGCAGAATAGTATTCTTTCGCGTTTTTAGGAGTGGAGGCGTGGCTCCCGTCACCTATTGTCGAAGACTCTATAGCTTCAGTCTCAGAGGGAACGGGTTTATCTTTAGGCGTTTTAACTATTTTTTGCTTTGGCTCTTTAGTAGCTTTTTCCGTTCCCTCTTTATGATCGTTAGAAAAATCAACTTCCTCTACTTCTACATATAAAATTCCGTCTTTTTTAGTAACACCCTTAAATTTGTGTCTAGTGTTTTTTGAAACAACAACTTCTTTTTCATCTCTTCCTAATTTACCTGCTTCGGGTTTCCCAAAAACACTAAGATTTCGGATGGACGCGCCCGACTTATTGGTTGATTTGATAATAACCTGAGTTGATTTTTCACCCGAAAAATCTAACTCAGTAAAGTGGGCAGCTATGGCAATATCAGAAGTCCAAGATGAGTGGGCAGATTGGTTTCCAACTATTCCATCTTTATCCCCTTTTGCCCACTTCATTGCTTCATCTTCAGAAGAAAAGGTAATCCCCCTATAAATTTCTCCTTTATATGGTGTTGAATTTTTGATAAATTCATCAATCTGGTCAGCCTGTTTATTCTCTCGCCCATTTTTCTGATCTTCTCTTATCTCGGAAGATCCTTTACCCGTCCAGTATTTAATGGCATTAGCGGTATCCTGAGCCTCTTTCAAGGTTATTTGCTTTCCAGTCTTGGTTACTGCATCATAATATTCTTGTGCGTTTTTAGGTGCGCCATCGTGTGTTCCGTCTCCAGCCAAATTTTTAACTGGTTGCTTTTCGGCTTCGGGTTTGGTTTTTGGTTCAACTGTTTTTTCTGCCGCAGGGATGGGGTTTTGGTTCTCGGCTTTAGGCTTAGAAATTACACTTTTATCTTTGCTTTTTGACGATTCCTTTTCTGTCATCGGATCAACTTCTTCTACTTCTACATACACAACACCCCCTTCTTCTCTAACGCTTTTAACTTTGTGTTTAGCATCCTTTGAAACAATAACCTCAGACTCTGGTTCTCCAAACCGACTTAGGTTAGCAATAGACACACCTGATTTATTATTGACCGACTTAATTACAACAGGCACTCTATCTGGATCATCTTCTTCTATATCCGCAAACCCTTTAGCAACTTCAAGTTCAGAACTCCAGGATGCGTGGGCATTTTGATTGCCTAAAACACCATCTTTATCCCCTTTCAGCCAATCCTCCATCTCTTTTTTGTTGTCAAAAATTATCCCTCTATAAACCTCCCCTTTGTATGGGGTTAAGTTTTTGATATAATTATCAATAAGTGTCGCTCGTTCATTGACACGTCCTTCTTTTTGATCTTTTCTTATTTCTTCATACCCGTCTCCAGTCCAGTTATCAATAGCCTCAACAGTATCTTGAGCTTCTTTTAATGTTATTTGCTTCCCGTTTTTAGTAGCAAGATTATAATACTCCTGGGCATTTCTGGGCATCCCTTTGTGTGACCCGTCTCCTGTCAAACCTTCTTCTTCTGACCTTGTAGTTTTAATCTGACTTCCAGACACTATACCCTTGGTTTTTTGATATTTAGCAACAGCATTTTTTAATGTCAATAATTGAGCTTCAGTTGCCCCTGCTTTTTTTGCAGTTTCTTCTAATTCAGAAATATCAACTCCCGCTTTTTTTGCTAGTTTTTCTATTGTTTGGGCATTTATTTGTGCATTAGAAAGGGGTTTTGTTTTTTCTTGAGCCTGTTTTTCTACTGGTTTTTCTGTTGGCTTTTCTGTTGGCTTTTCTACCTCAATTATGGGATCTACTTTAGCTATTTTAACTGATTCTGACATCTTTTGGGATTTAGTTGATTTAGTCGTTTTTGCATAATTTTTCCCGATTCCTTCTAAATTTTTAAGCCTATCTTTTATTGTGGGATCATCAGTTTTAATCTTGCAGCTTTTCATGATGTTAATACAGGCTGCACCACAGTTATAAGCTGTTGGCTTAACACACTGTGGCTTCTTATTACCTCCTATCCCCGCATCTACCCGATAGGAGTAGCCACTAGAGAACTCCTCCCAGTCATCTACGCTATCCATCCGTCCTGGGGTATAAGGTTTAAAGGTTACTGACTGCCCTTTGATATTAAATGAAAAAATACGGGGACGGGTTGCATCCTTGAATTTGCCTTCAAACTCCCCTTGATCGTTTACCGAAAAATCCAACATCACCACCGGAGCATTATAGGCAAATGGTTGAGACAGAGTTTGGGCGATCGCCAACTTCATCTGTGGCTCGGTTGGCGTGGCATCTTTTCTAGTCGTTGAACTCATGGTTAAATCTCCTATACTTCCTCAGCTTCAACAATAATCCGTCCGTTTTCTTCCTTGACACTTTTAACTCGATGGCGAGTGTCTTTTAGCACCATAACTTCGTCTTCTTCTTTGATCCTGCTCAAATTCCTAATAGACACACCTGATTTATTAATGGTTTTAATGACGACGGGATACCTTTTTTCCTCAATAAAGAAATCGTCCGAAAAATTCTTTGCTGTTTTAAGGCTAGATGACCAAGAGGCGTGAGCACCTTGATTATCTAGCACCCCATCCTTGTCGCCTTTAGTCCAGTTTAAAGCCTCCTCTTTGGTTGCAAAATGAATCCCTCGGTAAACTTCGCCTTCGTATGGGGTTGAGTTCCTGACATAATTAGAAATCCGATTGGCATCCTCGTTTTCTTCCCCTGCTTTTTGATCGACTCGGATGTCAGTGGCATCCCTTGTCCATTTATAGATGGCTGTAGTGGTGGCTGCTGCCTCCTTCTTAGAAATATTTACTCCTGCTTTTTCCAGTGCTTCACGATACTCATCGGGGGTTGAGGGCATGGATTCATGGTCGCCCTTCCCTACTAAATTAAGGTTTTTAGGTTTTTCTTCGGGTTGTTTAACCGCCTTTTCCTCGGATTCTTTTTGGGTTTTAGTTATTTCTGGTGATGGTTCAGGCGTTTTCTTTTCCTTGTTAGGAGAAACTTCTTCTGTCTCAACGATCAAAACACCATCTTCGTACACAACCTTTTTAACCCGATGGCGAGTGTCTTTGATGACCACCACTTCATCTTCCGTATCAAAGGTGCTTAAATTTTTGATAGAGGCACCTGATTTATTAATTGTTTTGATAATGATAGGTTGTGATGTCTCATCGAACGCATTGTCAACAGCAAATTCTCTCGCTTTATCCCAATTAGAAGTCCAAGATGCGTGGGCATTTTGATTGTCCAATATTCCGTCTTTGTCTCCTTTTGCCCACTCCAGTGCTTCTTCTGTTGATTCAAGGGAGATGCCTCGGTAGATTTCACCTTTGAATGGCGTTGAACTCTTGACGTAATCAGTGATCCGGTCGGCAACGAGGCTGTATTTCCCTGCTTTTTGAGATTCTCTAATATAAGAGGCATCTTCTGTCCACTCTTTAACGGCTCCGGTAATCTTTATAGCATCGTCATAAGAGATGGGATTACCCGATGCTTTCATTGCTTCAAAGTACCCGTATGCGTCGCCAGGAACGGACTCATGATCCCCCTTCCCTACTAAATTAAGAGGCTTGGGTTCGTTTTCAGGTTCTTTAAGGGTTTCTGTTTGATCTTCACTCTTTACAGCTATTTTAGCAGCTTTCTTCCCTTCTTCAAAGTCAGATTCTTTCCCTTTTTTGCTAGGGGGAATTTCCTTTATTGTTTCTGGGATTTTATCTATTTCTGGTGGTTTTTCTACCTCTTTCTTGGTTTTTGTAGTTGATTTAGGATTGGATTTCTTGGCTTCTTTAGCGTAATCAATACCAGCAGCTTTCAATTTCTCTAAACGATCCTTTGACTGAGCGTCATCGGGGTTTGATTTACAATTATTATTAATATTTATACAGGCTTTCCCGCAATTATATGCGGTGGGTTTAACGCATTGGGGTTTCTTTTTGTCTCCTGCCTTGCCTTTTGCTTTAGCCGTTTTAGCCTTGGCATCAAAACGGAAGGAATAGCCTAATGAGAACTCCTCCCATTGTTCTACTGCATCGCCGGAATCCATCCGTCCTGGGGTGTAAGGTTTGAAGTTAACGGTATTTCCATCTAACTCAAAATCAAACACCCTCGGACGGGCAGAATCCTTGAATCGCCCTGATATTTTACCCGTGTCATCTACCTTAAAGTCCAACACGTCCACTGGGGCGTTATAAGCAAAAGGAAGAGCAAGAGTCTGGGCGATCGCTACTTGCATTTGTACTTTTGTTGGGGCTGTTTTAGTCTCTATGCTCATGTTTTTGCTCTTCCTTTTGCTTTAGAAGTATTTATACAAGAATTGCCGCAATCGCAAGAAGTGGGTTTAACACATTTAGGTTTTTCGCTTTTGACCCACATACTATTTAGTTACTTGAGCAAAAGACCTCATTTTGCCCGCCGCGTTTTGGATTCCGTCGCCATATCTTTTATTGATATCAGAACCAGGAGGATATTCCCCTCTGCCTACGCCATTAAGAGTAAACAAATCATTCTCGTGTAAGTCAAGCATGGCTCTATTAAAATCACCCCGACCAACCTTATCCCCCATTGCGTCACGGATCTTGTATATAGGGACAAGACCTCCATGATTCCCTTCTTTGTCTATGTCTTTCAATAGTGTAGATATCTCTTTCTGTATTTCTTTTTGATCAGACATCTGCCCTGGTTTGCGCTTAAATTCTTGTTTTGCTTTTTCAATAGCTTTTGTGTCTTTTATAACAAAAGATTGACGATTCCTGTTGAACATATCGGTAATTCCGTCCGAAGGATCAAATTGTCCGTCTGGATTCATATCCTCTTTTTTTAACGTTCCAGTTTCTAGTTCGATTCCCTCGTCATCTGTACCTGCCTTTAGTGTCCATTTATCAAAGTCTTCTTTACTCACCCTGTCTTTTAATTCATGTCTCATTTGTGCTATGTTTACTCGATCTCCTTGTCCTAACTCAAACGCAACCCTAGCTGCTTCTTTGACAATCTCCTTTTTAAAGGTGTCATAATCCTTTATTGGTTCGTCACTATAAAAGGGATTTGCCTTGGATTTGGGACTAGATTTAGCTTTGGGTTTAACTTCGGGCTTTGGCTCGATCTTGGCTTCTGGTTCTGCCGTTTTCTTTGTTGCCAATTTTTGACCAGTAGGCTTTTTACTCTCTGCTTTAGGCTTGGTTTGGGGCTTTTCTACAGTCGTTTTTGCTGTTTTCGCGTAATCTTTCCCAATTCCTTCTAACTTTTTAAGCCTGTCTTTTATTGTGGGATCATTGGTTTTGATTTTGCAGGTTTTCATGATGTTGATGCAAGCTGCACCACAATTGTAAGCTGTTGGCTTAACGC